CCATAGGATCTCAGCGGATGGGAACGTAGGTCACGGTCACCTGATCATAGAGGCGCTGCCCTTCGAATTCGGCACAGTCGGGATCCTCCAGGCGCTCGCGTAGGACTGCTGCCTCTGCCTCTGCCTTATCAACGGAAGCGTAGAGTCCGAACAGTTCGGGGCGATCGTAGTAGTCGGTGCCAGTGGTGAAGATCGCGTATGCTTCGGTCATTGGTCTGGGGTTGTGAACTGAGAGTATTGTAGCAGGTCAGGGGCAGGGGTCAATACCCCAACCACACCAGGAATTCGCCAGTGTCGACGCGGAAGGGGACGGTCCCGTAGTCGGTGCGGAAGTCGTCCCACAGTCCATGCTCCTTTGCTGCCTGGCAAGCGGTGCTCCAGCGGATGGTGCCATTCTCAGGGTTGGTGGCATTCCAGAGGATCTGAGGGAAGGTCATCGGTCAGGTGTCGTGTGAACTGAGAGTATTGTAGCAGGTCTGTCAGCGGAGTGCGGACTTGAGGGCGATCTCATCCGCGCGGAGTTGCCCTGCCTTAAGGCGACCGTTGCCACCAGTAGAGTTGCGCCAACGGGTGCTAGCACCGCCAACGCGGTCGGCAATCGCTTCGCCCTTACGGGGACCGCGACGGGGCAGGCGGGTGACCTTAACTTGCCCTTGAATCTCAGCGAGCAGCAGGTCCATGCTAGGAGCAGCAGCAAGGGTGGAGAGGTTAGTCATCGGGTTCGCTTGTGAACTGAGAGTATTGTATGGGGTAGAAGGGGTCCTGGTCAAGGGGTTCTGACCAGTTCCCCAACCGTCCTCAGATCATCACCGTCGTGGTTAGTGCCCGAACGATGGGGGAGTGGTGGCGGTAGCAGAATTCCCGCAGGTCGTGGATCGACTCACCAGCGAAGTCATCAGCGGTAAAGGTCCAACCGTGGAACTCGCGGTCGATCTCAGTCAGGGTGTGAGCGATCAGGGAGCGGAGGTTGTCGGTCTTGGTCATTGGTCTGTCGTTTGAACTGAAAGTATCCTAGTCGGTCGGTGGGATCAGTCGCGGTCGCTGATGTACCAGTTGTCGGATTGGACAGGGCAGGGGATGTAGGTGCCTGCCAGGATCTGCTGGCGGCGCTCCTCCTCCCGTTGCAGGCGCTGAGCGTATGCTGCCATCGCTGCCTGGCAGGCGGGGTCCTTATCAGCGGTGGCGTTGGTGATGAACATGGGATCGTCTGAACTGAGAGTATTGTAGCAGATCAGTAGGACTGCCAGGCGGCAGCGGCAAGGTCGTTTGCCAGTTCTTCCAGGTTGTCTTCGGTCAGTTGGGAACCATACCATTCCAGTTCCTCAGGGTCCAGGCGGTCCAGGTCGCAACCATACATCTCAGCGGCGATTGCGTTTGCCAGATCGTAGAGGTCGTCTTGCAGGGTGCGGGTCATTGGTGTCGTTTGAACTGAGATCAGTATAGGGGCAAAAGGGAAGGGTCATCCCCCTCCGTTGTGCCGCTATCAGAACTGGACTTCGCTCAGAGTAGGTTGGGCACTGATGGCAGCATAATGGGCGGCGCAGTCGTCGATCCCTGCCTGCTCTACGTCGTTGGTGATAGAGTCCAGGATCTCCAGGATCTGAGCGCCATTGGCACCGCGACGGAGCAGGGAGAGGGCAAGGGTAGAAGTCATGGTCGGTCTGTGAACTGAGGTCAGTATAGAGGGTCAGGATGGGGGGTTGGTGCCCCCCGTGTGCCAGTTTAGAAGTCGAACACGTCGCCGTTGATCTCAGCGCGGTTGATCTTAGGGTCGTTCCACTTTACACCATCAGGGGTTTCTGTTGTGCCAAACTCATAGAATGCGTCCAGCAGTTCCTCATAGCAGCAGATCTCATTCTCTTGAATGAAGTTGTAGATGCTCTCATCATTCTCAATCCAGAGCACAACATTCCAGGTTTCGTAGTTAGTCCAACCGTTGTAGGTGCGATCGGTGAGGTTGGTCTGGTAGGTTGCGGTTGCCATTGGTGGTTCGTTTGAACTGAGATCAGTATAAGGGGTGAGGGTAGGGGGGTTCCACCCCCCGTGTGCCAGTGCCTCAGGCGTCCATCCCCATCGCATCCCGCAGGAGGTTGTATGCATTCAGGTAGTAGTCTGCGTCGGTGCCCTTACCAGCGACACGGCAGTCGACTGCCAGGCAGAGAACGGCGGTGCGGATGGTGCTCCACTGTGCCTCAGTCAGGGTGACGGTGCAGAGGTCCATGGGAAGAACGTTGGTGCGGGTCATCGGGTTCGCTTGTGAACTGAGATCAGTATAAGGGGTCAGCGGCGCAGGAAGTCGGCGGTAGTGTCCAGTAGGTCCGCTGTCACACTACGCACGGGGTAGAGTGGACCCCAGAACCCCCAGAGCAGCAGAGCAGCGATCGTCAGGCGGAGCATCGTAGCGCGGTGAAACTCAGGGGATCGTGAGCGGGTCAGAGCGTTGATCATCGGCGGCGGAGGATACGTTGCAGGATCAGGACGTGCCCTGCTCCCATAGTATAACCGATCAGGAAGAACGCTACGGTGATCATCGTTCCAGTTGTGCCAGGGAGGACGGTGCGACGTGGGAGGGTGACCCACAGGAGCGGTAGAACTCTACCATACGCTCTGCCTCTGCCAGGGTGGGGAACCACTGTGAGCGCCACTCGCAGGCATTGTAGGGGGTCTGGTAACGGACTTCAAAGCGCATCGCTGTCGTTTGAACTGAGATCAGTATAGGGGCAGAGTGGGGGTAGAGTCAGGGGCAGAGTGCCAGTTCAGAAGGTGGCACAAGGTGGGTTGTATGGGGTGCCTGGTGCCCTATACTAAGGTCACAAGCGAAGGAGGGGCGGGGTAGCCCTGATGACGAAAACGGTCGCCACGCCCCCTGCCATAAAATAATAAAAAATAAAAGTATAAAAAAAGGGGGCGATTGTGCCCCCTATCTTATGCTACCTGAAACCGACCGAAGTTAAAGTTAGCGTGAGAGAATACCTCACGGTTGATAAGTTTGAACATACCAAACTCATTGGTCAACACATAACCTTCGGCATCAATTCTCTCATAACCTTTATAGGGAGAACCCAGATAAGCAGCGGGTCCGTTGTTACGGCAGAGGAACAAACAATCGTCTTTGATTGACTTTACCAATGCCCACAAGCGCATCAGATTAGTGTCACAATCAAAATCTTCGGGGTTGATCTCTTCACCAGCACGGATGCAAGCGTTAATCTGTTGCTTGATCTTTGCCGCTTCCTTATCAGTCACGAACTGGCAGGTGGTTGCCATTTGGCGGGCAAACTTACACACTTCCTTGACATCAGCGAACGAAGTCTGTCCGTGTGCAATCCAGGCATCGGGTTTCACGAATAGAACAGAATCGGTAGATTCCAGGTTCACAGTGAGAGGGATTGCCCAACTATCACGAAGGTCATCGTTTGCCTCATAACGGGTGTGAGGTGCGATGATAATTTCTTGGGAAACTACCTCAGGGAACTGATACGTAATCAGGTTAGGATTGTACTCAGTGTCACCACCAAACCCGATAAAATCACCCTGAATGATGTCATTCACACGGGGCAGATGATCAAAGCACGAATGAAGAATGACTGCAACGTCGCCTTCATAATGCTGGTCAATCTCATCGTGAGAGTGTGCAATACGAATCTTCTTTTTGTTGAATACTGCTTTTGTACCAACGAAGAATGTACCAGTTGCAGGATCAATTCCCCACACGATTGCAGGAGAACCGTCCATCTTAACGCTCAGATGTCCAGCAGCAGTGAACCAATCCAGCACGGACAGATCACCTGTCAGGATGGTATCTTCGGGGTGCTCTTGGTGCTTGTTTTGCATCGGTCTTGTGTTGATGGAATCAGTATGGCACGAATCAAGGGGCAGCACAAGGGGGTGTGTGCCACTTGTCGGGGTGTCACCCCCCACCGTACACATACTCTACAATACCTGCCTCGTCAAGTCCTACGCTTTCGATGATAGTAACCTTAGCATTGTTGAACTCTTTTTGCACCTTTTCATCTTTCACACGTTCACCATTGCAGTCAGTAAAATACCCAAACTCTTCCATAAAGATCTGTTCACACTGAGGCATAGATTCAGCAGCGATAACTGCCATTCCGTCAGTGTAGTCGTAGAGGACTTCTTTCAGGATGTAGAGTTTCATCGGTCGGGTTGATTGCTGATGAACGTAGTATGGCACGAACAGGGAGGCAGCACAAGAGGTCTTGTGCCACCTATCCTACTGTCACACCAGAGTCAGAGTATCCAGGTTTGTGATGCTAACGGTGTGAAACTCTTGCAGAGTCTTGACACCTTCAATGTCAAAGAACAGGTCGATTGCTTCCACTTTACCACCGTATTGAAAGTGCAGCACGGTGTTAATCTTGGTACGCTCTTTGGCACTTACGACATCATCGTAACCCTGAACTTCGCCTGCTTTGTTGAAACGTGGTGCCACACGGGGAAGAACACTCACGAACAACACTTTCTCGAGCAGAATGTCAGGAGCATACATCAATCGTGCTGCCTCACCTACACTAGTGTTAGCGTAGTTTTTGATGTTTTTGTTGATGTTGCTGTTGAGTGCTTTGCCAAGAATCGCAACTTTAAGTTGACCATCACGAAACCCAGCAATGTCAATGTCAAAAGTACCTCCAAAACCGTCAACGGGCAGTTGGTATTCATACTGCCAATCATACTCTGCCCACGCAGGATTAGCATTCAGAACTTCATCTAGAAGAACTTTATGAAACTCATCAGTACGCTTGGAAGAACGAACGTTCTGGAAGGAAGTCTCGAGGAAGGTTTCCATTGGTTTGATTGAACTGAAGTTAGTATAGGGGGTGAGGGTGCCGTGTGGGGCACCCGATGTGCCAGTTCGTCAGGCGAACATGAACCCATCTTTGAATTCATACTCATTGTAAACAGGTGAAGTTCCTGCCTGTCCAACGAACTTATGAACGAACCAATTCCAGTTGCGTTGGAATACACATTCGCCCTTGATTCCATGCTCTTGAAGAATCGCATTCAGGCGGGATTTGGTGGTGTTGGACTGATGCCCACCATCAAAGATCTGCACGAAATCATCACCAATGGTGGCAATGTGGTTGCCGTAAAGAAACACTTTCGACTCGTTAGTTTCAGAATCGAATTGAACAGAAGTGTTGTCTTTTTGCCAGTTCTGATTGTTCAGAATGGCGGCGTTCATTTCACGTTCGATCTTACGCATGGGTTGAATCGCGTTGACAAAGGTAGTATGGACCAGATCGGGGGGCATTGCAACCCCCCTTGTGCCACTTCTTAGACTGTCACATCCTCCAGCAGTTCGGGATTGTATTCTGTAACCTCAGCGATCAATTCTTCATCAGAATAGGACGAAAGATTGTCCCTCAAAGTATCATAAACGAAACACTCCATTGTTTTCATGTCCATTCCATCTAGGATCTGCTGAGCATAATCAGCGATGAGTTCTTCGCGGTTGATTGTCCAACATCAGTAATCGTAATTTGCGTTCAGGTACTCATTGACATCGAACTTCTCACCTTCACGAAGTTCGGGAATGTCCAGGTCGAAAATCTCACCTGGCATGTCTTGAATCTCTTGCCAGAGTTCATCAAACATGGTTTGTCTCTCAGGAACGAATGTAATTTATCAGGGGGAAGATCGGATTTCAACCGATCTTGTGCCACTTGCTAAACCGTCACACCTCATTCATAACTTTAAGACGACGCATGATATCATAAATCTCCATATCATCCATATCGACTTCGTTCATATCAACGGGAGCGAATTCTTCGAGGTTAATATTACCATTTGCATAGATCGGAGCATAATACAACTCATCGCCATCTTCCTGACTCAAAGTATACACACAACCGTGATTGGTGGAAGTGAGAAAAATCATCGGAAATCTCAGGAACGAAACCAACATAACCCGCCACGTGGCAGATCACAACCCCTCTTGTGCCACTAGAAGAACTGGCATAAGACCCCTTGATCTGGGCACCGGTGCCGTGCTATCTTATAAGAAATCTAATGAGGGGAGAGGTATCCCTGCTGACGACAATACATCGCCACTCCTCCTACCATAAAATATTCATTCTCAATAAGAAACCCCTTATTGAGAATAAGAGGTCCTGTGGCAATATTTAAACTGGCACACTACCAGGATGGATCGAATTCTTTTACCCTAGACTTGACATCCTCACCAGGTTCGAGTTGCAATAACTCTCGCCAATTAATATCCTCCACATCTAGATCATCATAACACTCTATGTCTAATGTAACCGTAACTATGCGCTTTTGTGTAGGCATGATAGTTATGTGTAGTGTGTCGAGATTATATCATGCATAATGGCGATACGCAAGATCTTGATAATCCTGCCCGTCACGTGCATAATCCTCGTCGAGATCCTGTGTATAATACTCGTCGAGATCCGCGTAATCGTTGCCTGTGTATGTGTAGTCGAGATCGTAGTCGTCGTACATAAGCTCGTCGAGATTTGTGAACGCTTTCGTATTATACCATAAAACTCGACGAGATTCAATATAGTGTCTCGTCGAGATTCATACCAATATATATGCGGTCTCGTCGAGAATTATGTTCTTCTCGACACATAATCTCGTCTAGATTCTATCACGAACTTATAAGAATGTCAAGTGCTTATGAGTCTTGTGTGGGGTCTCGGAAAATTTTCGCGGGCGGCGGACTTGACAAACTGCGCTCCTTATGATACGCTCGCTAAGTCCACAAGACCTGACACCCTTTATAAGGTCTTATAAGGTCTTATAAGGTCTTATAATCATAATACCAGGAAGCATTTATAAGATTATAAGCACATAAAACAAGGTATTAAACACCCTATTCTCAACAATAAAACCTTATTGATTCTCAATTAATTACTCCTTATTGAGAACTGTATAAACAATAACTATATGTTTTTTAATATATTTTTTAAATTAAATTAAGGTTAAATGGTATAAATCAATACCATTTACTTCGTTTTCTTCTCTACTGGTTTCTCTTCCTTATAAGGTACTTGTCCTGTCTCATTATACCGAATAATATCATACTTGAACTTACACTCTAATGGTTTCTCATTACACATTTTAAGTGTACGATTCACTGCCTGTTTATCAGTTACTGGTCCTGTCAATGCATATGCAGACAATGCAGACAATACACAATAAGCACCTACAAAGATTGGTTTCATTGAAAAAGAGGTATAATTTCGCTGTTCAGAAAACCGTTCTTCTGAATATGTTCTTCCCATAATGTAGCATCCTCAATGTTATAGAAAATTGCCGTTTGTTTTGCTTTCTTGTTGTCCTTCTTCAATTTGTAGTATACAACCTGGTATTTCATTTTTGTTCCAATGTCGAATTACACCTGCAATAATGAATAGATTAGTAATGAGATAAGTACTGAATATAACAGTACGTATAATAGCAATGAGATCTGATTCTTTGTCACATTTACTTGCCTTTTCTCCTAATGCTTTCGCCCACCATCTCCATACTGTTCTCTTCTGTTTCATATAATTGTAGTTGAATACTGATCAACACGATGTCCAACATAAGTTAATTCGCTCCATTGATTCGAATAACATAAGACTAATAGGCGATCATTCTTATGAAGAGAACATGCCTGAACGTTTTGAATGTCTTTGGGGCGGACGTTGGTTTCGATGGTGATATACTCTTTATCAACAAAATACACCCATCCTTCGACACCTTTGGTCCATGAAACATAATCATTCAGGCGTGGACTATACTTAGACATAAGCAAGTTCAAGAGGTGTGCGTTTAAGAATCATAGCAGAGTATGGTGTCGTTTGACTGATACTTACTTGATCACCGATTGTTTTGGAGTTGACAGGAGAGTGGAAGCACTTGGTTTTGAGATTGTAGAATCCCCAGATGCTACGAGTAGTCCCACCGCTATTGTAAACAAACCTGTAATGATTATGAATCCAGATTGCAACAACATTACGTTTAAATGGAACTTGTTCATAAGAATAACCTACTGGTGGTTTATGAGGAAACTCAATCATGTGAGTGGATTGGGTACTGCACGTAATGAATTTGGATTATAACCATCTGCAATTAGAAGATCTAACACTTCTTTTGTCCTTTCCTTTGTCATATCAGTATACTTCGGATCAACGAGTTCCCAACCAGTTGTACAGAGTTCTTCAATGCGATAGAGTCTTTCTTCCATAACGTTTATCTTTATCAGGTAGTAAATGCATCAATGATACCAGATTCATAATCATCCACAAGTTTGAACTTCTGTGCCTTGACGACATTGGGCATGATCAGATTCTGATAACTATCATCAAAACCATTCTCATCGGCAAGGAGTTGAAATGCTTCCGTATCGTTCTCGGCAATCAGTGATACAACACCACCATATTCGGAAGAAGGAAACGGAACCCAGTAGTCAACAATGTAAAGTGATTTCATTGGTATTTCTAAATTACTCCTTAATTTTAGATGAATGAGTGAGATTTGTCAATTGCCTTTGGAGTTCGATTTGAATTGGAACTAAGTGCGAAACGAAGAAGTGTTCATATTCATTTCCTGCAATGAGATTCGAAACATTCTCAATTTGCATGAGAGCAAAATGAATCTTAGTTTCGGTGTTCATACAAACTCCTGAATGTAATAATCAACAGTCACTTCTAGTTCTGCTGCTTTTTGTTCATAAAAATGATCAGTGTATTGCCTGGCAACTGCCCAGGCATCATGATTAAATTGCTCAACCTCAGAATGCTTCATAAAATCATCAAATGCATTCATAAATTGTTGAATGTCTTCGTCGTTCATTTGGCGTAGCGGCAATCAGGATGCGGTTGTGAAAGTTCGGCACATAGTTTATCATATGCCTTGAACAGTTGTTGATCACGTTTGATTAGAACACCATTCCACATTAGAATGGCAATCACACCAAGAAACCAATAAGAAGTTTTCATCAGCAGGCACCTGCCATCGGATTTCCAAGTTGGGGAAGATTGGAGTTATCACCCGTTTGATTGTAACCGTATGCCATGCGCTCACGAATATCCAGCAGCATCTCCACTTTGTTCAGAAACTTCTTGGACACTTGACCGTGAGGGGCAAAGGTGACTGCACGAAGAACCCAAGTTTCGGAAATATCACCGTAGGGGGTCTTGATGGGATAGAAGTCAACCACCATATTGCCATCCTTGCTGGTTAGTTGAGGCATTTGCATTGGGTGTGTCCCGATTACCTCTGTATTATAACCTCAGAAGGAGGGAACCACGTCGTACCGTAGTCCAGTTTCAGAAGTGTCCATTCGCTCGAAGACCGTATAAAGTTTATTATACAGTGCTGGCACACTGCCATATTCTCTGGCAATACGATTTTCATCTGCGTGTTCAAGATTTTGAAGTGCAGAGAGAATCACTCCCATCTCATGTACATTTAAATTAACTGTTGCTTCTGTAATTTTCATTATTCAATCCCAACTTACGTTTTGCAAATAAAAACTAGGCATAACCTCAGACCAGTTACCAAGTTCTCCAACCTGACCGATCTTATAGTCCCATTTATATTCATACTTATTATGACTGTCCCAGGTCATATAACCTTTCTCTTTATCAAATCGACCTTTGATCGTCAGACTGAATCGATTTGAAAAGATATTACGAGTGCGAAGTGCTCCACCCTTTTCACGGGTTTCAATCACCACACACAAATCCGTCATTGGATTACCCTCATACATCAAAGCACAAGACGTTTCATAACGAAATGGTTGATAATTTGTTGGTGACTGTTGTGCATAAACTGGTGCAGAGAACAAAAGTGCAGCAGCAAAAAGAAGTTTTTTCATCCAATTACACGATAACAAATAGTGGCATTACCCTTGCGGGGAGATTGAATATGTGCAAATGCAGCATAAGATAGATCTAGGTCTGCATGAGAATATGGACCACGATCATTGACTCTTACAATTACCTGTTTAAGATTGTCTTGATTCGTTACCCTAATTTTTGTGCCCATAGGAAGATAAGGATGAGCTGCAGTCCAACGATAAGCATCAAACCGTTCACCATTCGCGGTTGTTTGTCCATGGAAACCATCGCCAACACCGTAGTATGTAGCAATACCACAAGTCAAACCAGCGATCAATCCAATCATTGAAATTCTCCTGAATAAGTTTCAGAATTATTTTTCATTTCCCAAATGTAACGACTCAGTGCTTGAATAGAAGATGCAACATTACTGTCCAACTGTGAGACTTGATATTGCATTCTACCAAGTTGAAGATACAAATTCAGGCACATTCCTAGATTAAGAACAGTGCCAGCAACAAGGGCATATTTGATTACTTTGTTTTGTTGCTCGTTCATCATTTCAGTTCGATCCGATCAAAGATTAGCATACCCAGTTCAAAAAGTAAATCTTCATCCATATCTCCCATCGCATTGCGAATACCCTCTACCACAGCAGTCTGCATATACTCAGTGAATCCTTCATCTTCATAAATGTAATCAATGACTGCTGGTTTGAGAGCATCAGCAATCTTGGTGACAGAGGTAGTAGCAAGTTTCATGAATCAGTTCTCAGGATAGAGTTTCCAACCATCAGGGCGAATGCCCAGTTCTTCACAACGAACTTCATAGGCAATTCGTTGCAGAAGGCGAAGATCCATATCATTCACCGATTTGATGATCGTTCGGCGGATCTGAGCGTCCTGTGCAGTGTCGGTGACCATTGCGGTTCCCTTGATTACCTTGTAATTATAGCACCACCATCAGGCGGTTC